CCTAAACGCCGCCGTGCCGTTCCGCCCCGATGCTGATCCCGGGGTTGTGCTTTGAGGACCTGCGCCTGTTGTCGGTTCCGTTGTCAGTCTCAGCCACTAAAAACCCGCTAACCTCTGGAGGCTAGCGGGTTGTGTGGAGAGTGGTGCAGCTGTAGGGAGTCCGCAAGTCGCTATTTTTAAGCAACTTACCTAGGGTGGCAGCAAAGGTCAGTTGACTTGGAATGGGCGGCTGTGGTCAGTCCTGTTGTCATGGCTTCCGTTCGATCTCGCGCAGGCACTTCTCACTGGTTCGCGTGCTACAAGATGCCGACCGGGCAGATCGACGACAAGGGAAAGCCCGTGTTTCGTCGCGTCCAAAGATCCGCCGGCACGGACGACAAGACCAAGGCGCTGCAACTCGCGATCAGCTACGAGCGCGCGGCTCTGGCAGCAGCGGAGAAGCGATGGGGTGAAAGCGCGGCCCGGCGCTTCCTGTCTGAGATCGAGGCCATCGTGGGCGTCAGCACGGGGGCGACGGTCAAGACTGACGACTACTTGCGGGGCTGGCTGCGCGGGCGGGAAAAGTCGCTCAAGCCCGCCTCCTACGTCCGCTACAGCAGCATCGTTGACGGCTTCCTTGCCTTCCTCGGCCCTCGCGCCGGCGGCCCGCTTGGCGAGATCACGGGCGCGCGCGTGGTCGAGTTCCGCGACGCTGAGGGGGCGGCGGGTAAGTCGGCGCGCACGGTAAACAAGGCGCTGATGGTGCTTGCTCAGGCATTCGCCGAGGCGCACACGACCGGCCTTCTCTCCGTCAACCCCGCCCGCGGGATCAACGTGAAGGGCGAGAAGCGAACCGCGCAGAAGCGACGTGCGTTCACGTTTGAGCAATTCCGTGAATTGGTGAGGGTGACGGCGCCGGACTACGTGCGACCGGGCGCCGGAGGGCGCGGCAAAAACTTCACGCTACCGCCCGACTGGCAGACCCTCGTAATGGTGTGCGGCTACACCGGCGCGCGGCAACAGGAGGCGGCGCAGCTTTCATGGGCGCAGGTCGATTTGACCCGGCGCCGGATCATGCTCGAGCGCGCGAAGAACGGGGACGAGCACTGGATTCCGCTCCATGCCTCGCTTGCTGCGCATCTGGCGCGGACGCCCGAGGCGGACAGGCGTGGCAAGGTCATGCCGCATATCGCAGCCATGCAGCGCCGGCACGTCTCGAACGAGTTCCGCCGGGGCATCCTGCCGCGTGCCGGGATCGTGCAGGAGTTCGCCAGCGGAGAGGGGCGAGGGCTCGGCCGGCGACTCGCCGAATATTCGCTCCACTCTCTCAGGCACTCGCTCTCTTCGTGGCTTGCTGCGGCGGGCGTCGGCGAGGACTGGCGGATGCGGCTGATCGGCCACGAGGACGAGGCGGTAAATCGGGGCTACACGCACACGGAACTCGATCAGGCCGCGGCAGAGCTGGCCAAGGTGCCGTCGGTTTGACTGCGCTGTATCACGTATCCACTACACAAGGCTTGCCAAGTCGCACACCAAAAGACTCGGTGCATGCTCATCCGAGCGGGTGACACTGCAAGGAAACTTGCAGATAGCCCGCTCAACTTTGAGCCCGCCAAGTCCCGTCACCCACTTGGCGGGCTTTCTGTTTTTGCCCGATGCCGCCCGGTGCGGAAAAACAAACCCAGCCCTGAGCGCCTCGGCGTGACGGATGGAGAGACTGGCAAGCTGGAAGACACCCTCCCGGCTTTTAATGTTGCGGTGCCTGCCTGTGGGGCGCGGTGAATGCCGGTCGGAGCGATATCGGAATCCCGATATCGGAACGTGGGCGCGAGAGCGGAACCAGCACGGCCGACCGGGACAAGGGGCGCAGGCTTCCGAACTGATTCAGACCCGAATCAACTCACACTCCATCCCGAGCAGGGGTGAAGTGTGGAGCGACGACTAACCCGACTGCTTCAGATTGACCCGAATCACACGAGGTCGACGGCAGCGGATGACGGGGGAGCAGAGGCGAAAAGGACCCAAGGGAAGAGGGGAAAATGAAATCACCCCGAACCGCGTCCGGCCGGCGTCTTTGCTTTTTTGAGTAGCAGCAGCGCCCCGGCCTGCGTCGCGGCGTTCGGTGGGCTCTCTGGATTCGCGAGCCAAAGCTGAATCGCTCGCGGCGTCACTCCGCAGATGCGAGCAGACTCGGCAGTCCCGATCCGCTCGACGTGGGGCCGTAGCTGATCGGCGAATTTCACTCTTCGGTCTCCTCTTGGTCGGCAGTCTCAGGCTTGGCCTTGCAGACTTTCGCGCTGGTGCCCTTGGCGGCCTCTTCGCACTCGGCACGGGTGCCGCGCCAAAGAATGCGACCGTTGTTAAAGCGGGCTTCGTAGATCTCTTCGTTGGTGGGAGTGTTTTCGGTGGTCATCTGATCGGTGGGTCTCGGGCGGGATTGCCCTTCGACTCGCCCACCATGCGAAGTTATTTCGCTTCGGTCAACACTAAAAGCGAAGTAATTTCGCACCCACCTAATTCCTCCGCGCCGGCTTCCGCTCGATCTCCCGGCTAGTGCGCCAGCGAAACGACCCGTCGGCCTCACGCACGGCGAACCCCTCGTCTATCGCCTCGCGCTCTTTCAGCTTCAGCGCCTCGCCTGCTCCTACGACAAACCCCAGCGCGAAAATCAGCACCGCCGCCAGGATCGCGAGCGCGGCTCGGGTCACAGGCCGGCGCGGCGCCGGGTCTCTTCGCGGATGCGCGCGGCCTCTGCGTCAATTTCGGCCGTGCTCTCTGGCTCGGCCTGCGCGGAAAGCCTCGCCGACTCGGCTGCCCGTGCCTTGGCGTCCGCACGTAGCTCGCGCGTATTCATTGCTTCGAGGGCGTCCGCTGCGCGCTTGGTCTCGGCGTGGATGCCGTTGAGCTTTTGCGCGAACCACGCCCACCAGATGACAGCGAGGATGAGCAGGATAATCTCAAGAATCAGAGGTAGGCTCATTTTGCAGCCCCCGAGCTCGCTTGCTTGGCCTCATTGATCTTTGCCATAACGGCCTCAACTCCGGCCATCGTGAAAGAGTTTGTCACGGGGTTCTCCCCGTATGGCGTCACACGCACCACGATGGATGGGACTTCCTTAATCCTACTCAGGAAGTAGGCGCCTTCATTTGGTGCGAAGATGGCTTTATGGTCGGTCGAAACATTCCAATCGAGGGTCATCGGCTCGTCCTTTCCGTAACGGATAGTTACCTCGGCCGCATCCGTTCCAATAAACGCGTCATATCGAATGTAGGCGGACAGTTTTTTCTCGGCATATCGAATGACTAGCGCGGGCGTTACGCTCCGGTATCCAATTTTACTCGGTGAGTCTGCGTCGAGAATCCCGATCACTGTGCGCGAATCGTCTATTGGAGAGACGTCCTCCCGTATCATCCAATTGCCTGCGCTGACTGCGCTGGCATTGGTATCCTTGGTGAGCTTATGCTTTGCCGCGATGGCGTCGTATGCCGCCAGCCTTTGCACGCTGTTTTCGATTGCTGCCGCTTTGGCCATCTCTGCGTCAGGTATTTTCTGCGCGAAGCCAACCGACGCGAGACACTGAGCAAGAATCACCACCAACAGGGTCTTGATCTTCATAATCTTAGTTCTACTTAGGGAGCGTGCCCGATAAAGCCAAAAAGGAAGCCCTCGCGAAACCGTCGTCTTACCGACCATCAGCGTTTTATTGGCGGCAGGATATTCGGGCTGCGCGGGACCTTAAGACGGTCAAGGGCTACGCGCTCGCGCTCGTGGAAGAGCTGGAGGCGCATAAGCAGGCGATCCGCGATCTTGGCCTCATGCCGCCGAAGACTCGCCTTGCGCCGAGCGAGGCGAAGGCGAAGCCGCACCTGGTGGGCGACTCACAACCTGAGCAGCCTTGATTGTTTTTTTCACGCCAGTCCGAGCCTTAGGCGGGACCATGGAGTGCGCTAGGCGCTCCAATTTATCGATTCGAGACATGATATGCTCGATGTCTTGTTTCACTACGCCATCTCGCTGAGCGCCACCGGATTCGACGTAAAACTTTAGCGCCATGTCTATCACGGCAGCGCGCGTAATTCCCTTCCCTGCCGCGATAGCAGAGAGCTTTTGTTCGGTGTCAGCATCCAGCCTGATGCCTATGTTTTTAGTTTTCCCCATAGTCCCCTTGTGGCGCGTTGTGGCACAGATAGGCGATAAGATACTAGTAATAGGTGTGTTAAAACATAGGGGATTTTCCGGTGTTGATTGTGGCACGTTGTGGCGCATCGTGGCACCACATGAGCGCCACAATGGGAATTCGCCTGAGTCCGACTCAGCAAAAAACCCTCAACCAAGCCGCGAAGAAAACCGGTATTCGCAAGGCCGACATCATCCGCGCTGCCGTTGCCTGCTTCCTTGAGGCGAACAGCAAGCCCGAGGAGATCATCGCCGCCACCATCAACCAGCGCGCGAAGGAGGCGGCCGCATGAGCGCCGACACCTGCCGCCAGCTTTCCTATACGGAGCCGCGCCAAGCGGCCGTCGATGCCGCCCGACTCGCCCGCGGAGACGCGAAGCCCGCGCCGCTAGCGGACACCTCATGGATGACCATGAAGGACATCATCCCGATGTGCGGCCCCCGCTCTCGGCAGGCCCACGCGGCTAGCGCTAAGGGCAGCTTAGCAGGAGGTGCATCATGAGCACCGCCCACACGCCCGGCCCTTGGGAAATGTCCTACGACCAAGGCAGCTATCGCGACATCATGACGAAGGATGCGCGAATCTGCACCGTGCGGCATGGCTACGTTTCGCGCGAGACTTACCACGCCAACGCTCGCCTGATTGCCGCCGCACCAGAGCTCGTATCTGCGTTGATCTCGGCGCGTGACGCGCTGGAAGCGGCATTCAATTCCAAAGCTGACGGCGATGTCTTCGGCATCCGCCACAACGATGCAGTCGACGCGCTGGCCGCCGCCCGCGCCGCCATCGCCAAAGCCACGGGAGGCGCAGCGTGAGCACCACACTAGCCCTCGTCGACTGGGTCGCCGGCCTGAATCCATTCGCGCTCGCGTCCCTCGTCGTTCTCGCGGTCCTAGCCTTCTCCGTGGTTGCTTGGATCCTGATCAAAGCGCTCCGGCTGCTTGAGCAGGACAGCGCGCGTTACGACTCCGCGGAGGATCAGCGATGAGCGAGGCATCCCCCACCCTCCGCGACGTTCCGCCGGTCCAGCGTCGCCGCAAGCTCCGCGACCTCGAGCGCGCCGTCTGGCTTCGGCCGCGAGACGTAACCGAGATCTACGGCATCTCGGCGGAGACTGCTGCCAGTTGGGCGACGGATCCGGACCCCGCTGAGCGACTCCCCTCTTTCTACAAGAAGACCACCAAGGGCGCGAAAAAGGGCATCCGCATTTATCGCCGCTCCGACTTCGACGCCTACATGGCGCGACACATGTCGGCGGCAGCTTAGCGCCCCCACCCAATCACCGCCCGCCTCCGCGTCAACGGAGCCAAAACGCGGGCGAAAATTTCGAGAAGGAACAACACAACATGAGCAACAACAACACTGGAGCAGGCGGCAATCTCGGCACGGCAATGGTGGATATTGCGACGACAGGAGCGGGAGTGTCGGCGAATTTTCCACCGCTGGCGACGCCGGCGCGGATCACGGAGATGATGCAGCGGGAGAACGACGACCTGCGCATTCGCAATCAGGACCTGCGTGCGCGCGAGCAAATCGCGAAGGAGGCGAACGACGCGATGCGCGCGCTGTGCGCGGAGCTGCGGGACGCGCTGGAACCTTTTCGCGCCGAGTGGGCAACATGGATATTGCCGAAAGGCGGCCACCGAAAGGTCGTTATAGCTGAATCCGGATTCGATCCAGCAGAGGCAGAATTCACCACCGCAGACCTTGAGCGCGCAGCTATCGTTTGCGCCAAGACGCCCGCCACGATGGGCGAGGAGCTCAAGCGGCTGCGGGAAGTTGAGGCGCGCGCGCAGCTAGACCAGCAGACAGCAGCAGACAACACGGCTCGCGACCACGCGGAGATCACCGCCCTGCGCCAGCAGCTCGCCGAGCGGGATGCGGAGGTAAACAGCGCGGGCGACGTTTTGCTCGCCGCTGGCTACCCCGACCCCAAAAAGGAACTCTGGCAGGACATTCGTGACTTGGCCGCTGACCGCGACGCCCTGCGCGCACGCGTGTCCGAGCTGACCGAATCATTGGAGCATTCTAAGCAGTGGTATGCGTGCCGCGTGGAGCGCCTTACCGAGTGGGTGCGGAAGCAGGATCAAGCGAAGCTACTTCCTGAGCAGATCGTTCACGACTTCTTCGCCATCAAGCGCCTCGTCGCGGCGGGGAAGGCGCTGCTGTTTGAGCGAACCGGCAATCGGGTCGGTCCCGATGGAGACGACGCCCGCATGAGGCGTGCAATTGCCGCATTGGACGCCGCCCTCGCCGACAACGGCGGCGCGACTGCGGCCAACGTATCCACGCCGGCCCCACAAACCAAGATTATCGGCCCCGCTAAGGGCACGCCGACAGCCGTTCGCTTTCTCGATGATGCTTCGCCAACCGAAACCGGCGCATGGGGCTTTAAGGTAACGGACGACACAGTATTTCCGGCCCCCTTGGCGCAAGTTCAGGACGGCAAGGTTGAGATCTACGGAACCGCAGAGGCAATCACCGCGGCATTTAAGGACTGCCCGGAACAGCAATGGGTGCTGACGCTGCTCTTGGAAATCCTGAGGCTCCGGGAGAAGCTCGGCGGCAACGTATCCACATCATCAACACGTCCGGCCGACCTGTCGAAAAACGGCGCGGGAGTCGACACGGGCGCCGGGCAGTCGAATGCGGTCCGTCCGCCATCTCAGCGCGTTACCGAGGAGATGGTGAGGTTCGCCCGCACCGATGATCCGTGGCACATGGCCCAGAACCTGAACGCCATGATGGAACTGGGTTACTGCCCCGAGTGCGGGCTTGTTCCTGTTGGTTGTGTCCGCGAGGGCTGTGGACGCGCCGCGATGCAGGCCGCGAAGGAGGGCGGACGATGATCTGCTACGCCGGCAAAACATTCTGCACCGCGACCGGCTGCGCGAAGGCTGGAAACTGCGAGCGCGCGCTGACCGATGCTGTTCGCGATAACGCAGAGCGCTGGTGGGGCGGTCCGGGTGCGCCAATTGCGACGACTGAGGCGGAGACGATGCGCTGTTTCGTGCCGGTGAAGCAGGAGGCGAAACCATGAGCGCGCACGCCGAACTCATCACCGCCCTAGGCAACTGCCCCGGCCTGCTCATCGGCGACAAGGGCCCAATCTGGCAGGACTCGCTCGGGAAGCAGCACGAGCTCGAGACCGCTCGCCGGCTCACGATCTGCAACGCGTCCGCGCTGATCGCCCGCGACGTTTTCGAGGTAGCCGCAATGATCGGACGTCAAGAGCTGTATCCGGTCGCGTGCTACGACAATTCAGCTCACGTCTTTGAGTGCGGCCTGCGCGACTATCTCCGCCGGAAGACCGTAGCACGCACCGCGCAGCAGGAGGGCACCCGCTATGCGTGACGCCTTCATCGCGCTGTGCGACTGGGTTCGCGCGCTGAGCCCCGAGGCGTTTGCCGGCTGGCTGCTCGTGCTGCTGTTCCTCGCGTTCGGGGTCATGGGCGGGGTTTACTTTGTCATCTGCGCCTTCTGCTACCCGGACAACACCGAGGGCGAAGAGGAGGACCAGCCGTGAACTACTACAACGAGTTCGACCCGAAGGCCGCCGCATGGCTCCGCGAGCTGATCCGCCAAGGTCTGATTCCGCCGGGCGACGTGGACGAACGCAGCATAACCGAAATCAAACCGAATGAACTTTCTGGATACATCCAATGTCACTTCTTCGCCGGCATCGGCGGATGGAGTCTCGCCCTGCAACTCGCAGGATGGCCAGCAGCTCGACCTGTGTGGACTGGCTCCTGTCCCTGCCAGCCATTCTCTGACGCTGGCAAAGGTCTCGGCGGAGCCGACCCCCGCCACCTCTGGCCAACCTTCTTTGGGCTCATCCGCGAGTGTCGGCCTCCAGTCGTCTTTGGCGAGCAGGTTGCGAGCTCGGCTGGGCTCGGCTGGCTCGATGGAGTATGCGCTGACTTGGAAGACGCGGGTTACGCCGTCGGGGCGGCGGATTTGTGCGCTGCGGGCGTCGGCGCGCCGCACATCCGTCAGCGATTATTTTGGGGCGCCGGCATTGGCTGGCAGCGCGTCGTCTTCGATCACGAGTGCGACGCAGATGGAAACTGCCCCCTGTGCGGCACCGACTTCGCCGACTGCGGATGCCCGGGCCCAACTTCCGAAGGATGGGAGCATGAAGTCCGCGACGGGGTGCTCCTCGCTCGTAGGATGGATGACTCCGTCGGCGAGAGACTGGAAGGACACGCCGGGGATGAGCACGACGGGGACCAACCCGGACGGCTCGACGCGTCTGCGGCTCGACCAACTCCCGCGGCAGGCGGCACTGTGTCAGGTAAAACCGGGGGAATCTCAGGTATTACTAGCTGGTCGCAATTCGACCTCATCCCCTGCGCCGATGGAAAAACGCGGCGCGTTGAATCCGGCACATTCCCGCTGGCTCATGGGGTTCCCGCCCGCGTGGTGCGACTGCGCGGTTACGGCAACGCTATCGTTCCACAAGTCGCCGCGGAATTCATCCAAGCGTTCACCGAAGCCAGCGGCGACCGCGTGACCACATGAGCGACTTCGGCGAATACCTAGCGGACGTAGCAGCGAGCGGAGGCGACGTGAGCGCGCCTGTTCCGCTGCATCCCGGCCGGCCGTTTCGCCGGTTCAGCCGCCGTCGCAACTTTGGCGGGATCGTCCCGCCGTCAACTTTCACCGTCGTGACCGCGCCCGGCTTGGCCGCTGAAAAGGAGAGCGGCGACCGTCGTAGCCAGGGGAAGGGTCCCCGCGCCGACGCGGCCGGCGGTGAAACCATTTTGGGCAAAACTCAGCAGAAAGGAAACCATGAGGCGCAGCGCCCCGAATAAAAATAACGGGCCAAACCACAAAAGCCTTCAACGAAACATACATCCCAGCACCCGCCCCGGCCGCTCCATGAGAGAGCCGGGGATTAAGGGCGTAAACGTATCAAGGAACCACTACAACAACATGAGCAACTCATCAAATTCATCAGCTGGCGGAATCGGTTTCGCCGGGCTTCTCACCATCGTATTCATCACCCTCAAGCTGATCGGCAAAATCGATTGGTCGTGGTGGTGGGTGCTCTGCCCGCTGTGGATTAGCGCCGCCATAGCCATCGTCATTCTCGGGATTGCGATGGTCGTTGTAATCGCATCCGGCAGCAGGTCCCGCCCTCGCTCGCGCCCCTAACCCGCACCCGCGCCTAGCCATGAGCAAGAAACTCACCCCCGAACTCGTCGAGTCAGCGGCGAAACAAACCGGCATCAGCCGAAAGTAATCACCAGCCCGAAAAACTTTATGTCATCCGATCCTCTGTATTCATTCCAGCTCCCGCGCGGTCTACTCAAGGCGATGGCGCTTTTCCAGAGCGACGACGAAACCCGCCTGTCGCTTTTCTGCACCTGCTTCGAAGTCGCCAAGACGCCCAGCGGCCACTGCAACCTCACGCTAATCTCTACCGACGGAAGGCGCCTCGCCAGCTACTCGACCGAGATCCTTCAAGAGACTCTTTTTGGCGAGATCCCCGAGCGCGACGTTCTCCTCTTGGACCTGAACGGCTGCGCGAAACTGCCAAAGGTCGCTCCTGCCGATTGCGTAACCGTCGAGGTGTTCGCCAAGCACGCCGACTTCATCGCGGAAAAGCTGCGATACACGGCGACCCGAATCGAAGCCGAGCACGGCGCGCAGTTCCCCGCATGGCGCGAGGTTATCCCGGGCGGAGCGCCCGAAAGCATCCAGCAAATTACCATCAGCCACGAACTCTTGGCGGACTTCGGCAAGGCCGCGCGCCTCATCGTAGGGGAAAAGGGATACGGACTCGCGCTCCGCACGTTTGGCGCCGAGCGCCCCATCACTGTTCAATTCCCCAGCCACCCCCAGTTTTTCGGCATCATCATGCCGCTGCGCTCGGAAAACGCCGAGACGCTGCCGGGCTGGGTGCGCGAGACGCAGAAGAAAAACAAGGCCGAGAAGCAATCGCCGATCCCCGGAACTGAACCCGCCACCGCCTGAAAAGCAGAACGCCCCGGCGTCAACCGGGGCGTTCAAGGAAACTATCAACTTACAACAAAACCTGTCTCATGATTACCGAAAACACCGCAGTCAAGTCTGACGCTTTGGCCGTTCGCGAGGATCGCGCCACTACTGGCGTCCTCTCGCTCATCCAAGAGGCCACGCGCACCGGCGCGAGTCCCGAATACCTCCGCGAGCTTCTCGCCGTCCGCCGCGATTGGGAAGCCGACGAAGCCCGCAAGGCCTACAACCTCGCGGTATCCGAATTTCAACGCCGCGCCCCCATCATCGAAAAGGGAGACAAGGCATATGACAAAGAGTATGCGCGCCTTGACCGCATCTGGAGGACCATCCGCCCGCTTCTGACGCAGCTTGGACTCTCGATCACGTGGCAGGTGTGCGAGCTACGCGAAGGCCTTTGTCGCGTGGAAGGCCAACTCCGCCACCGCGACGGCCACGGGGAGCGAATCATCCAAGACATCCCGGTTCCCGAGCTGATCAAGGGGCAGAACAAGGCGCAGCAGATGGGCAGCGCGAGCACCTATGCGCGACGATACGCCATGTGCTCCGCCCTCGGCATTGTGACCGGTGACGACGACGACGGCCACGCGGCCGGAGCCGTGTTCGTGAGCGACGAGCAGACTCGGCAGATTACCGACCTACTCCAAGCAGCCCGTGGGGTCCCGGACTTCAACGAGGCAGCTTTCTGGAAGTTCGCCGGGGCCACCTGCGCGCAGGAAGTCCACGCCGGCCGGTTCATCAACGTGTGCGATGCGCTCCGCCGTAAGCTCGGGGGTGGCAAGTGAAGGTCTACAACCTCAACCAGCGCTCCGAGGAGTGGTTCACTATCCGCCGCGGCGTGCCCACCGCCAGCCGCTTCGACCAGATCCTGACCGCCGCCAAGGGCCAGCCTTCCACGGCGCAGGACAAGCTCATTAACGAGCTGGTCGCCGAGAGTATCCTCCCGCCTGCCGAGGGCCTGCTGAAGCCGTCGTTCATGTCGCCCGATATGGAAGAGGGCGTTAAGCTCGAGGCGGAGGCGCGGTGTTGCTACGAGCTGGAGCACGCCAAGGAACCGCTTTCGGAGGTCGGCTTCGTCATGCACGACAGCGGGCTTTTCGGCGGATCGCCTGATGCCATCGTCGGCGAGTCCGGCGGCGTCGAAATCAAGTGCCCCAACCTCTCGACTCACATCGGCTACGTCCGCGCCGGTGTATTGCCGGCGGACTACAAGTGCCAGGTTCACGGCTACCTCGCCGTGACTGGCCGCCCGTGGTGGGACTTCTTCAGCTATGCGCGCCACGCTGCCCCGTTTCACCTGCGCGTGGTGCGGGATGAATTTACCGAGAAACTCGAAGCCGAGCTTTTCGCGTTCGCCGTCCGCTACAACGAGGCGCGAGCCCGTTTTAATCTCGCCCCAATCGGCGAATGGAAAGCGACCGCAGCGGATGCCGACGCGAAAGGAGGTGCCTCGTGAAATCCCGGCCCATTTTATTTTCCGCGCCGATGGTGCGCGCGTTGCTCCGCGAGATCGACCCGAAGGGGCAGACGCGGCGGATCCTCAAGGGCGACCTTGTCGAGTGGGAGGAGGGATGGTCCCTCAACGGCGACCACCCCGTTCCGCTGGATCAATTGCCCTGCCCCTACGGCGCCCCCGGCGATACGCTCTGGGTCCGCGAAACTTGGGGACTCTACGACGGCGAGGGTATCGCCTACGACTACGCCAAGGGCATCCCGAAGGCGCTTCCTGATGGCTACCATGTCAGCTATCCGGCGGACGACGAAGGTGGGGACCTGCGCGCCGTGTTCCGCTGGCGTCCATCGATTCACATGCCCCGCTTCGCCTCCCGCATCACCCTCGAAATCACCTCCGTCCGCGTGGAGCGGTTGCAGGACATCAGCGAGGCGGACGCGGTGGCTGAGGGCATTGAGCGTGTCATGCACGGCGATTCCGTGTTCTGGAGAAACTATTTCCCTAACAAGGATGTAAGCGGAGGCCCGGTGGAGGCATTCACCGACCCGCGCCGCTCCTACCGCGCCCTCTGGGAATCCATCAACGGCGCCGGCTCGTGGGACGCGAATCCCAACGTGTGGGTCGTGGAGTTCAAGCGGGTGGAAGGAGGTGCCCTATGAAACGCCTCAACGCACCCACCCGAGACAACGGCGGGAAAAACATATTCCGCCGGCTCACCAAAGAAGAGACGCGCATGCTGGCCAAGTTCGCCGCACGCGAGGGCACAAGCGCGACCGTCGAGCGCTTCGGCGTCTCGCCGTTCCTCGTCCGCAGATCGTGCCGGCTGAACAACATGGTGCCGGCAAAGATTCGCATCGACCTCGAGAAAATCGCGAAGGCCGCAAAGGGCCGCTCGCACGAAGACACGGCCGCACTTTTCGGAGTCGCACGCTCAACGGTGTCACGCGCGGTCCGGATCTTCGGGAGGGCTTCAATATGAGCACCGACACCCTAGACCAACTGACCGACGCCGAGCTGAGCGAGGTGATTTGGGATTCGCTTCGGACCGTGGCATGCAGCACCGGCACCAAGGCGCACCGCATCGTATTAGTCACGAAGGGCGACATCGACCGCGCAACTGCGCTCATCCGGGCCAAGCGCGCGGAGAAGGGAGCGGTGGCATGACCAAGCCCCTCTTCACCAAGCCCGCGTGCGGAAAGCTCAGCCCATTGCGCGGCAAGCACCGCGACCCACGCACGGGTTACGTCGAGATCCTCAAGGCCGCGAAAGACACAGCCGCCCGCCTCGATTGGCAGGCGCCACGAAGCAGTCTGAACACCGAGGTGAGGCGCGGCGCTTAGCGCCGTCGTCCTCCGCCGCCCGGTTCAGCCTCGAACACCAACAATATCCCATGAAAACGAAAACCTACTATGTCCTCCCCGCCGAGATGGCGGACGGAGTTTCGCGCACTGTCACCGACGACAAAAACGCCGTCATCGCGGGCGTCACCAACTGGCTCAACGAAAACCCCGAGGCCGAGAGCATCACCATCGAAGCCCGACAAATGACCGAGGAGCAGGTGGCCGCGCTCCCTGAGCTATAGGCTGAACACCGAGGCCAGAGAACCCGGCCCGACCACCTAAACCCTACGCCTACCTGCCACGCTTAGCCGGGTTCTCTGCGACGCCTGGTTCAGCTCCGTAACCACCAACCGAATACCAAAATGGCTAAATGCGATATATGCGGCAAACAACAACCCGCCAGCAGCATGGCAGACCTGCGCTCGTGCTACCAAACGGCGACCGTCAAGGACGTGTGCTCCGACTGCGAGAACTGGGCTAATAAGCAACTCGATGAGATACGGAACGCCAACGCCCCGGAGCTTCGGCGCAGGATCGCGGTGCGCGTGAATGAAAAATCTAGGCCCTCCATGTGGCGGCGAATCTTCAAGCTGAACACCGAGGTGAGACACGCTCGGGCGAGCGATCAGCGAGCCCCGAGCGTTGGACCAAGCCACGAAAACCCCTGAGCCCCGAGCGTTGCTTCTCCACCGTTTGGTTCGCTACAAACGCAACGAAACCTATGACTAAAAACGAACTCATCCAGATTCTGAATACATTCCCCGGCGACCCCGAAGTAGTGGTCGAATGGGTCTGCGGCGAAGTGTCCGTGCCAATCCAGCGCGTCGCCACCTACGACAACTCATCGACACCCGAAGTCATCCATCTGGTGACGAAACTCGAGTAGCGAACAAGTGATTGAGCGACACAGCGTCGGATAACATGAGCCGGACCCGAATAGACCCCGCGTCGTTGCCCGAGCGATACCGCGCGCAGATCGCGGCGACGCTGGGTGGCGGTGCGCGAGCGGCCGATTCGGTCGCGGTTCGGCCAGACCACCCGGCGGAGGGCCGCGTGATGCTCCGGCAGTCCGGCGCCGGCATGAACAAAACCGAGGCGCTGTTTTTTGCGCACCTCAAGGCCACGCATCCGGGCGCGTGGATCGAACGCGAGCCGATGGCCCTGAAGCTCGGCAACGGCGTGCGCTACAATCCGGATTTCATGGTCGCTGACCCCGCCGGCTCATCGCGGCTCACCGCCTACGAGGTCAAGGGCCACATGCGCGACGACGCCGCGGTGAAGCTCAAGGTCGCAGCCCGCCTCTTTCCCTTCATTCGCTTCGTTCTCGTTTGGCGCGACAGGCGCGCGGGAACTTGGGCCACGCAGGAAATTTTCCCGTAACACCGACCCGATTATGAGGCGCATCATCTATCAAGGCCGCAAGGTCACGGCGCACTGGTATGGCCGCCACGTTGAAAAGCGGAAGCCGGCCGCACCGAAGGTCAGCAAGCCACGCCGTAGGCCAGCGCCTATCATTGCGACGATCCTGCTTCCGCGGATTCCAATGATCCGTGAGGACCGCGACGAACTCCGCACCGTGGACCTAGCGCTTCCGCTCTACCAATGGGACGTGGAGGCGTGGCGAGATGCTTACCTCACGCCGCCGTGCACTGAGTTGCCGACGTTTTTTCCAAACCACCCATGAACACCACAAACAAACTAGGACCGCATGCCCCCGAAACCCAGAGAGTCCTAAATGCTGGACTTTATGACGCCGGATTTACTCCGGCACCGATTAGCAAAACGACCATCGTCCTTCTCAGCAACCTAACCAACACCCTGCTTGCCGCGCTGGATAAGTTGGGCGCGCCTCAGGATGTGAAGGATGCACTGACGGAAAGCGGCGACTGTGACCATGTCCTGTGGTGGATCACTGAAAAGGCCGCCCCACACCACGGCTCAACGTCGCCCGCGCTCATCGCTCACGAAGTCGGCAAGGCGTCCGCTGTCGTGGATGCCTACCACGCCGGCCGCGCAGACGCTCAAATGCCGACATGAGCATAGACGAAGAAAGGTTCGCCGACCTAAAGACGCCCCGCACTCCGGACGAACTTGCGGAGCTTCGCCACGAATCACTGGAGCGCGAGAGGCAGGAGGGCCGCAAGGTTTCCGAGTTCACATGCGACGGATGCACACTCGCCCCTGTCTGCTTCTTTGCCTTTGACGGCTACAACACCGACGGCGACTGCATCGCCTCAAAATAACCTAACCGCCGTAAGTTTTCGTAATGGCGGAGTGAATCCGCACATACGTATTCATATCACCAATACTTGCTTGAAGTTCACGCGCCGATTTCTACGACCGATTCAGGCTTAGGTTCGGTGCGTGGAAAGCGCCGGAAAAGTCTCAGTTCAAATGAAAGACACCACCCAATTACCCGCGCCACCGCGTCCACGCCCTTTGTCTTTCGAGGGTCTTTCCAAAAATGGACGCGGGGCGCGGAGTCTCTTTTCTAGCCATGGACTGGCTTAATCTTCACACATCCACCCTCGACTCCCCCGAGTTCGTCGGCTCATCACCCGTCGAGCGCTCGACCTGGCTCTGCCTGCTCCGCTTCTGTATCGGCCAAGAGAACTCCGGCCGCATCGTCGGCGGACGCACTTGGAAGGATCGCCAGTGGCAGCAGCTCGCCCGCGTCACCCTGCGCGAGGTCTCGGTCTCTTGCGGCCTCTGGAAGTGGGATGGCGACGACCTGATCGTCGGCTTTTACCCCGGAGAAAAAGAGAACGAGGTGAAGACTCGGCGCGAGGTTGCCCGCAAGAACGGCCTGCGTGGTGGCCGTCCTGAAAAAACCAATACCGGGGCCAACGTGGGACCCAACGTTGGCCCCCACGAGATAACCCACGGCATAACCCAAGAGAAACCAACGTCGGTTATTTTTGCGAAAGCGGAAGGGGAAAGGGAAGGAGAAGGGGAAAGGAAGGAGAAAGGGAATCAATCTTCCGCCGCCCCTGCCGGGGCACCGGATGGGGGCGAGGCCGCAGAGCTTTTCGCGGTGCCTCCCGCCGCACCTGAGCCAACCCCGCCTCCGCCGCCTGCCCCTGCCCCTGCCACGCCCGCCGCAACGCCGCCCAGAACCCGCGACCGCAACCCGCTCTTCGACGCCCTTGCCGAGGCCACAGACGGCGCGCCGTCCCAGCTGACCGCCGACACCGCACGAGCTGTCGGCGTGTCCCTTGCCAAGATCGTCAAGGTCTCGCCCGACCTGACGCCGTTCGAAATCGCCCGACGTGCCGCGAACTACCACACGCACTTCGACGGCGCCGCCCTGACTGCGCCGGCCTTGGCCCGGCACTGGGCCCGCTGCGACATCGCGAAAGCCCACGGCCACGGCACGTCCCGCGAATACCCGGGCATGTCGCCCGACGACCCGATCATGCAGCGCAGGAATGCGTTTTAACACCGAGGCGTCGCGCGGGGCGTAGCCACGTTGCGACAGGCCGTCTGGTTAGGCTGAAAACTTAACTCAGCATGCAACTCACCGAACAAGATAAACTCCCAGCCCGCACGATGGAGATCATCTTCACGCACGGCAGCGCGCGAGCCGGTATCGCGATAATGGCACGTCTCTTCAACGAAGGATGGGAGACACTTACAGCGCTTCAGCATGCGGAATGCGGCCACTACTGGACCACCCTTTATCTTCCGCACAACACCGAGGCCAGACAGCCGGCCCCCTAATCTAACGACAGCGTAACCAACCAATGAATACCCTCAAAGCTCCCGCCGGCCGGACCGTAGCCGGCTTGTCTGAGGCGGCCGGTTCTCCCTCCGTAAAATGGCCCATCGTGGTCTCTTTCGGGGGCGGAACCAATAGCGCCGCCATGCTCATCGAAATGGCAGCGGTGCGCCACGTCGTCCCCGATCTAATCCTCTTCTCCGACACTGGAGGTGAGAGGCCCGAGACCTACGAATTCGTGCACGCCTTCTCGGCGTGGCTCGTGATGAAGGGCCTGCCGCCCGTAACCATCGTGAAGGACGGCCGGACCACGCTGGAAGCAGAAGTGCGCGCCGCGAACACGCTGCCCTCTCTGGCGTTCGGCTTCCGATCCTGCTCCGACAAATACAAGGTGCGGCCGCAAAATCGCTACCTCGCCAAGTGGCAACCCGCGCTCGATGCGTGGGCCGCAGGTGGGAAGGTCGTGAAGCTCATCGGCTACGACGTGAATGAGACTCATCGGCTCAAGGACTACGACGACAAGAAATTCGTGGTCCAGTATCCGCTGGTCCACTGGGGCTGGGATCGCGTCTGGTGCGAACGCGTCGTGAGCAAAGCCGGCTTCACGCCGGCAAAGAGCGCATGCTTCTACTGCCCGGCTTCGCGCAAGGTGGACGTGATCGAGCTGGCGAAGAATAACCCGGACCTCTTCGCGCGAGCCGTGGAGATGGAAAGAAACGCCACCGCCGCGACGACGGTGAAGGGCCTCGGGCGGCACTGGTCATGGGAAGATCTGGTGAAGGCCGACAAGGCGCAAATGAAGCTGCTGGAGGATGTGGACGCGTGGCCAATGCCCTGCGGCTGCTTCGATACCGGCTTTTAGGAGAACACCGAGGCATCCAACACGGGCCTCTCTCCGGCCCACGAATAACAAATGCAGCCGACGGCCCGTGTTGGGATCGGCGTCTAGTTCAGCAAAAACGCCACGAAAATGAAACTACATCCAAGTGACATCACGCTTCTGAAAAACATCGCCCGCGCTCAATCGCAGGGCCACGACGGGCTCGCCGCGAAAGGCGACACCTACCAGCACTGCAAGCAGCTCGAAGACGTGGGCCTCATCGAATACGTGAGCGAATGCGAAGTCGTGGACGATGACGGACACATGACCGGCGAAACCTGTGCGTGCTTCGCGCTGGCCAACGATGGCCGGACGCTCCTCGCCGACCTCGGCTGAACACCGAGGCATCCCACGAGCGCAGCTCGTTGGGATAGGCGTCAGGTTAGGCACCCTTTTTATTTCGTATGAACAACATAGATACATCGAAAATGCCACCTGGCCGGGACAACATTCCGGCGACCCATCCCCGCCGGATCGCCAAGCTGGCCGCCGTCTGCACGGCCGACGACCTAAAGAGAGAGCCGGAAGAGGTGCGCAAGCTAGTTGCCAAGCTTCGCGCGGCAGACGCCTGCATCGGCATCTTCGACGACTACGACGAGTCGGAGCTGGCAAGCTTGCCGCCAAGCGTCCGGCGTGCGTGGCAAGTGGGCCAATCGCTCCGTGCCTAACAACCAGCTGAGGAACGCCGGTGGCGGCGATGCCTCGCCCTCTCTCTGACCATGGAAAATCCAACCAACTCCCAACCGCCGGCAGCTACCGGCGTTCCTCCTCCAGCGACTGGTTCGACGATTTTGTGGGATGCCGACGGAGCATGGCTCCGCGGGTATCTCGCCGACGATCCGAAGACGACACTCTTCCTGATCGAGCGCCGGCACGATAAGCCGGACCGCGGCCGCATGACAGGCGGCGTGATCCCCGACGATGAGGACGGCAAGGGGGCGAACGAAAACGCCCTGATCTCGTGGCTACAGGGCTTCGCCGCGCCGGGATACCTCCGTGCTTTCGAGGCCCGTCTCGCCGCGCGCTGCAACGTCCAGCACCGGGACCTTCTGGCGAAGGTGCACGCCGCGGCGAAGGAGCATGGCGGAATCCTCTACGAGCACTCGTGGCTCCACCTCGACGTCGAGCAGGCCCTCGCCGGTTCGTCGAACAACGGCGGTGAGCCATGCGACGGGCGAGGCCCGTCCGTTGGCCGCTTATCGAATAACCCCTGACGCCCATTCGCATTGGCTCTGGCGCCCTGGTTCAGCTCCGAAAATTTAACCTCACAAAAACATGCACATGTCCGAATACACCAAAATCCCGGCCGATCAAATCGACCTGACAATTCTCGATCGCATCACCGAAGCCGATGTCTGTATGTGGGTCGCTGCGCGTCTTTCGGCGAGCCGCTCCGCTGGGCTGCTCACCCCCGATCTCGAACTAAACTGTAATCTGCGCGAATACCGGTGGCAGGAAAACCCATACTACGATCTCTCGTGGACCATGCATGGGCCGGGGCGGGCGCTTGCGATGACGCACGCAACGGTCTCGTCGGCTATCACACACCTGCGAAGCCAGATGGCGGATAATCCAGCGGAAAAGGCGGCTGAAAAACGCGCGGAAGCACGCCGGGCACTAGAAGAAGCCGAGGCGCTGGAAAAGGCAGCTGCTGCGCTTTGCTGAACAAGTGATTGTGCGACTCAGCGTCGGATAACATGAGCACCCGCGAATCTCCCGCCCCAGTCGCCGACTTTGTCGCCGTTCTCGCCGCCCAACTCGGCGTGGACATGGCGAGCATACCGGCCGAGTCGCCCGAGGAGATCGCAACCCGCCGCCAAGCCCGAGCCGCCCGCATGATCGCCGAGCAGGTCGCGGCCGCTCGGCTGGCAGCCTACGAAAGCGACATCGGGCCGACATACCGCACCACCCAGTGGGACAACCCCAACCTTGCCCCGTATGCCCCGCAAATCGCACGCATTCGCGGCTGGCAGCTATCCCCGCGCGGCATCCTGGCAGCCGGTCCGTCCGGCCGCGGCAAGACCCGCGCGATTGCGGATCTATACCGCCGCCTCGCCATCGACGAGCGCGTCACCGTGCGCTACGCCAAAGCGGCCGACTGGTTCGCCCGCCTCAACGAGCAGGTTCGCTACGGCACCGACGACGCCCGCCGATGGGTGCGCGACCAAGCCAACGCCCCCGTATTCATCATGGATGACATCGGGCAGCAGGCCATGCTCTCAGCCCGCGCCGATTGGTCGGAGGGCTGGTTTATGCAGTTCCTCGACATCCGCCGCGAGCTCGCCCTTCCGCTCATCGCCTCGACCAACCTCCGCTCGGCCGAAATCGCCGGCACAAACGACCGCAACGCCATCCGACAAGACGCGATCCTGACCCGCCTCTTGGATATCTGCGAGGTCGTCGACTTCGCGCGGTGAACACCGTTCCAGCCAACTATCCGGAATTTCCGGATAGCTCACGGCGAGCATCGAGCGTTGTTTCTCTACCGCCTAGTTGGGCTCCAGATTTCCCATGAAAACAAAACTCAGTAACATCCAGATCGGCGATAAAGTCATGGTGCGAAATCACTCCGACAACATCGCGCACAAAGCCGGCGACATGGAGATGACCGTGTGCTGCGCCGATGGCCATAGCTTCGCGGTCGATAGCTCGTGCGGCGCTTGGTGGTTCTACCGGGATGCCGGGACATCCTACGCGGGCAACGCGGAAATCATCATGCCTAACACCGATACCAGCAACGCCCGCGAGCGTAACCAAAACTGAAATACACAACGGCCAACTATCCTGAAATTCCGGATAGTTCACAGCGAGCCCCGAGCGTTGTTTCCCGCCGCCTGGTTGGGCAATTTTCCCTCATGACTCCCAAACAAAAATTCGAGCATACCGAAAACCTCACATTCGTCCGCGTGGCCGCTCCTGATCGCATCCAGTTTTGGTGCGAGGAACTCAAGATGTCCATTTTCGTGACCGACCAAGGCATCGAAGCAGCCGGGCCAGACTCCGGATGCGCGTTTGTCACGATGTTAACGGCGGACCGCTTTCAGTCTCTACCCAACACCGAGGCGTCGCGCGGGGCGTAGCCCCGTTGCGACCGGCGGCCGGTTAGGCGCCTCAAATCTTTCGAGTAAAAATCAACCTCAACAAAGGAACTAAAATGGTCGGTGGAAAAGTAATCGAAACAATCGTCGTCGGTGATCGCGTATGGGTGAACACTCAGGACAAGCGCGACACCTGCGCAATCTACGTCGAGAACACGGCGGAGGCTCGCTCCATATCCGAGGGCGACAGTCTGTGGTGGCAAGGCGGATACGCCTACTGGACCGCCAAGGACCGTCGCGGAAAGACGGTCGGCAAGGTCGAAGTGAAGCTCAAGCGCCGCGGATTCTCCGGCGTGAAACGCCCCGAACCCATTTCCGCCTAACCACTGATTCAGCCAACGGCCGTTTGTATATCAGACCGTGCACAACATCGCCTGCGGGGTTGTCGCCATCGCACGGGATGAGCTATCCTCGCAACCATGGAAACACCAACCAACTCCCAACCGCCGGCAGATACCGGCCTTCCTTCCTCAGTGCCTGATTCGGCTCTCTTGTGGCGGCCTTCGGCTTGGCCTGCGGTTCCGCCCGAGCCGGTGGCCATCCTGACTTACGCCGGACTGCGCTACGAAATCCCCTACTCTCTCATCAACTGGATGGCCGGATGGATAGCAGTCGGCGCAAAGGGGTCACACGCCCCGCTGGATGCCGAGCAGGCTATTCGCGCCGCACTCAGCGAAATCGAAAGCGCCATGAAGCGATCCGCGCTCAACCAATAAGCATCGCACCCGACCACTGCCCCGCCTGCCTCGCTCGCAACATCGTCGCCACACTCGGCGGACCTACTTGCACGCATCAGCCCAAGAGCGGTATCGCTTGGTTCGCTGAGCGGTTCGATCCGGCGGGGAAACCAACGAGCTCGAATCCAAGCTGGACGACGCCCGCAAGGAACGAGACATCGCAAATGCCAAGGTTCAGTGCAAGGACGAGGAAATTGGCCGGCTGATGGCACTGATCTCCACATGTGAGCCGGCAACCAAGGCACACGTATAACCAGCAAAGGCTTACCGCTCCCGCTCGCCTTGCCGCCTGCGCTTCGCGTCGGCGCGCAACCGTATGCTATACGGCTTTCACCCTTCGGGAGGCCTGTCGAGTCTAAATGTATTCACGTATCCATTACAGATCAATATCGCACCCCGGGGGAGGGGTAAAAGCCTATGGACCAACAGCCTAGACCACACTTGGTGTCTTCAAGAAAACACAGGGAGTTTTGATAGGGGCGGGGGTTTCTGCTTGTGCACTAGTCGTGGGTTGTGCTATTGCGTCACCCTGTCGCAGCGCTCGCGAAAATGCCGCAACGTCCACCAACTTTAGGAGCCCGCCCGAGAATTACCGCGCCAACGGTCGCGCGGGTTGACCGTCGCCCGTCTTCGGCTGCGCGTGGGTATGGTGCGAGGTGGCAGAAGGCGGCAGCGCTACACCTCGCGCAGAATCCGCTTTGCGCGCGGTGCCTGTCGGTGAATCGGTCAACGCTCGCCGAGTTGGTCGACCACATCACGCCGGTTCACGGCGAGTCCGACGCCAACTTTTTCAACCCAGACAACCATCAATCGCTCTGCCGCCGATGCCACGCCGTGAAGACTCACGCGGACCGGCGTGCGGGGCTGACGCGGAAAGACTAAAAACCATGAGCGACCAGATCCAAATCGAAGATTACGCGGGCGGCTTCATCGTCGTCGACTACTCGGGCAAGCGAGGCAAGTTTAGCGCCGCTTTCGTAGGGAAAGACGGAGTGTGGAAGCATCAGCCGATTAGCCTTATCCCCTTCGAGACGAGGGAAGCGGCCGAGGCATGGGCTTCGGCTAATGCCTAACCATGGGCCAACGAGGACCACTTCCGCGCGCCGCGACTGGCAACAAAACCGGCAACACGTCGGCCGGTGAGCCGTTGCCGCCTCCGCCTGACTGGCTGCTTCCGGGAGCGGCTGCGGAGTATCGGCGCATCGCGGATACCGTGAAGACGTTGACCGCGGCGGACTCGGTTTTGCTAGCGATCTATGCGCAGGCGGTGAACGAAGCCGCGGAGCTTTCGCGCAAGATAAATCCGGACAACATGGCGCTCACATCCGGAGCTGGCGGGCAGTATGTGAACCCGCTGGTCAATATCCGCATATCCAGCCAGAAGACTATTGAACGCTGCGCTGATAAACTTGGCCTGTCGCCTGCCGCCCGTGCGCGGTCCGGCTCGCCCGCCGGCTTGCCTGCATCCGATTCACCGACCGGCCCCGCTGCATTCGCCGCCGAGCACGGCGCCGACGCCGCATGATCGCACCCGCCGCGAAGCCCGAGCGATTCCTTGGCTCCAAGGAGCTGCCCGACGCCCTCGCTGCGGCCGGGCTTGAGCGCGTCAATTCCGAGTGGGATGCGCAGCGGCTCATCAAGGCCATGCGCGAAACCGGCGCCCCTGTCGCCTGCCGCTACACTGTTCGCGCGTCCGATGCCGTCGCCTGGATACTCGCGCACCCCGAGTGGTCGCCTCGCTCCTCCACTCGACGCGCCGCCGGCCTGTTCTCGCTGCCAACATGACACCCGTCGCGCCCAAGCCGCGCGCCGGCCGGGCGGCCAAGTTGAAAGCCAAGCGGTGGGTGTTCACCGCCAAGGATCTCGCCGCCTACCCGCAAGACGATCCGGCGCGCCCTTTCGCCGAGGACGTCGCCGCCCACCCCAAGAAGCATAATCGCTGGGTGCACCTCGCGTGCAAACGCCACGCGCTCGACCTCGGTTTTTCCCGCAGCGCCTCGTATCCATTCGTCTACGACGTGCGCCGCGCCGCGCGTCCCGCCGCCTTCGCCGCCGAGTTCAAGGGCTTGCAGGGCCACGGGGCCGGCGAACCGCTGCGCTTCCTGCCGTGGCAACGTTTCTGCGCCGCGATGATCTTCGGATGGCGGAAGCGTGAGAACCCGCAAAAACGCCGCTTCCGCTACGCGCTCATAAAGGTCCCCCGCAAGAACGGGAAAACCGGCTTCATCGCGCCGCTCGGCCTCTTCCAGCTCTCGCACCCCCCGCCGGGCTCCAACGCAAAAGTCTACTCGCTCGCGACCAAGGAGGAGATTGCCAAGATCGCGCTGAAAGACGACGCGATGGGGCTCCTTCGCACGAGCGCCGAGTGGTCGCCACACTTCCGCGCCTATCACAAGACACTCAAGCACCACGCCAGCAACTCGGAGTGGATACCGCTCGGCTCCGATTCTGACACGCTCGACGGCCTGCGCCCCGAGTTGGTCAACATGGACGAGCTCCACGCGTGGAAGGATCGCCGCTTGTGGGACGTAATGAACTCGGCCTGCGGCGCCGCTTTCTCTCCGCTCATCCTGCAAATCACCACCGAGGGCGACGACCCTTGCGGCCTCCTCAAAGAGCAGGACGACCGCGTCGTCGCCGTGCTCGAGGCGGTTGAGCGCGAAACCTACCGCGGCCTGCCCGAGGGCTCGACCGCCGACGAAGGCATTTACTTCGGCGCCCTCTGGCAGCCGGACAAGGGCGACAAGTGGGACGACGAGGCGACATGGCACAAGGCAAACCCATCGCTCGGCACCGTGAAAGACCTCGGCGAAATGCGCTCCCTCATGGCCGGCGCGCGCTCCTCCATGTCGGCCCGCCGCGACTTCCTCACAAAGCAGCTCAACATCCGCCAGACCACCGGACCCGAGCGCTGGCTCGACCCAGAAGCGTGGTGCTCAGGAAGCGTCAGCCCACTGTCACACGGAGAGTGCTGGGAGCGAATGAAAGGATTGCGTGTTTGGTGCGGACTCGACCTAGCCCTAAGTGGTGATCTAAGCGCATTCTGCGCTATCGCAGAAGACCCCGAAAACCCAAACAGATTACTTGCGGCCTGGCGTTTTTGGGTGCCGGACGAAGACCTTATAGGCCGCTGCTCAAGGGACCATTTGCCATACGACTTATGGGCGTGCGAGGGCTTTCTGACTCTGACACCGGGAAACGTTTCGGACATAGTGCAAATCGAAAAGGACATCGTAGACCAAATTGCCGATTCCGAATTAGGCTTCATTTCCTATGATCCTGCCTACGCGCGAGCAATCGGGCAGCGGTTTCAGGACGAGCACGGCATGCCAACACTCACGTGTTTGCAGCGATACTCCACCATGACAGCGCCGCTTCTCGAAATGGAGCGGTATGTCGTTTCGCGATCTCTCGACCACGGAGGAAATCCAATCGCCGAAAATCACGCGAGAAACGCAATTATTCTTCGTGGTCAAAGCGGGGGGATGCTGCTTGCGAAATACAAAAACACGGGCCGCATCGATGGCATGGCCGCGCTAGCCATGGCGCTTTTTTCCCGCCAGCAATCACAGGCCAACCCCGCGCCCGCCGCTGGAATGGCGATGGTGTAGGTCCGCGGCGTCAAGTTTTTGCACGGAACCGCAAGGAGCCGTAAGAAAATGAGCGGGCTGTGGTGTAGCGGGAAAGCGGATACTTCCCACGCTCGCCGGCGTGGGCTTCTTCCCGATCAACCGCAAGGACCATCCGGTCGTCTGGCGCAATCGCGCGCTTCAGGCAGAGCGGGCCTTGGCTGAGCGCGGCGAGGAAAGGAGCGGTAACTACTCGCTCAATAGCGACCGGGCTTACGAGATCTTTGTCGGGTCTAGCTCCTCATCTGGTGCGGCAGTCAACACTCACACGGCGCTAGGCGTCTCCGCTGTAACCGCATGTGTCGGCCTGCTGGCTGACATGGTTGCGCTTCTGCCTTGCCACCTCGTGCGTGAGACCGACCGCGGCGACGTCCCGTTCAAGAACCACCCGGCCGCGCAGGCAATCGAGCGCCCGGGCGACCTTCACACCTCTTTTGAAATGCGGCAGCTCGTGCAAACGGGCGCCGGTCTCGGTGGCAACGGTTACGCCCGCGTGCACCGCGACGGCGCCGGCAACCCCGGCGAGCTTGAGTGGCTTTCCCCGGTGGATGTCTGCCCGCAGCGCCTGACTGGCCAGCGCTTCATCACCTACCGTGTCAACGGTGAGCGAAATCTGCTCACGCGCTACGACATCGCGCACGTCCGCGCGCTATCGACCGACGGGATAATGGGCCGTTCGCCCGTTACCATGCTGCGCGAGTCCATCGGGACGAGCATTGCGCAACGCGAGGCTTCCGGCCGGATGATTAGCAACGGCGCCCGCTTCGGTGGAGTCATTGAAGCGCCGGCCGCGCTTCGCAAGGATCAGCTTGAGGACGTCCGACGCGAGTGGGCCGCCCGCCACGAAGGCGCCGGAAACTCCGGAAAGACCCCCGTCTTGTGGGGTGTTCAATTCAAGGCCGTTGGCGGCATGTCCGCGCGCGACGCAGAGTTTATAGAATCCCGGCGTTTCGAGCTCCAGGAGATCGCGCGACTCTACCGCATTCCGCCCGTCCTCATCGGCGACACGACCGCCGCGACCAGCTTCGGCGCCGGCATCGAACAGATGAATTTGGCGCTGCTCGCCTACTGCCTGAATCCGTGGCTCGTGAACTGGGAGCAGTCGCTAAACTACACGCTGCTCACCACCGACGAGCTTCGCGCGGGCCTCCGCTTCAAGTTCGACCGCGAGGAAATCGCGGCCGTGGCGCTGCAAGCTCAAGCCGCGTTCATCTCCACGATGCGGACGACGGGCGTGTTCTCGCCGAACGATTCCCGCGAGTGGTTGGGCTACTCCAAGAGTGACGCGCCCGGCATGGATGACGCCCGCGCCCCGCTCAACTCCTCTTCAAGCGGCACGCCGGCCAATGAGCCCGCGGCCGATCCCAAGACCGAACCCGCCGCCGCCTGACCATGAGCACCGCCACGCCAGCCTTCAACCAGCCACCCATTGAGCGCCGCTTCACCGCGGGCGCCGTCGAGCTCCGCTCCGAAGGCGAGGGCGCCAGCGCCAAGCGCAAGGTTCGCGGATACGCCGCCGTCTTCAATTCCGACTCCGAAAACCTCGGCACCGAGAAATACCGGATGATCGAGCGCATCGACGTCGGCGCATTCGATGACGTGCTGAAGGACGACGTCCGCGCACTGTTCAACCACGATTCAAACCTGATCCTTGCCCGCTCAAAGGGCGACGGAAAAGGCACGCTCTCCCTCGGCGTGGATGAGCGCGGGCTCTGGTATGAGTTCGAAGCGCCCGACACGCAGGCAGGCCGCGACCTCATGGTTTCGCTCGCCCGCGGCGACGTAGACCAAAGCTCCTTCGGCTTCACCGTTCGCAAGGAGGGCCAGAAGTGGGAGGAGGAGGGGGGGGGGGGGGGTTACACAGGCGGG